GTACAGTTATTATAGCAGATGGTGCTAATGAACCTTTCTTTTTTAGAATGGAAGGTACTGGAGCAAACTTAAATAGTAGAACATATTTTGCAGGTGAAATAACTGTAACAAGCACGAAGCATGCTAAATATGTTACAACACATGATAAACATTTAATAGTTGCAGGTGTTGAAGATAACTTAAATACAATATATTATAGTGGTACATTAGACCCTACAGATTTTACAAGTACTGGTTCTGGTAATATTGTATTAGAAGACCAAATAGAAGGAATTAAAGGATTCCGTAATGAGTTATTTATATTTTGTACGAACAGTATATTTAAACTTACAAATATAAATAATTCTAGTACTATAGCAATAGTACCTGTTACAAAGAACGTAGGGTGTTTAAGTGGTTATAGTATTCAGGAGATTGGTGGTGACTTAATATTTTTAGCACCAGATGGTTTCAGAACAGTAGCCGGTACAGCAAGAATTGGTGACGTAGAACTAGGCACAGTTAGTAAAGCTATACAACCTTTAATTACAGACTTAGCAGAAAACATAAATACATTTGTAATTAATAGCGTAGTTCTTAGAGACAAGTCACAGTATAGATTATTCTATACAAATACAAGTTTAGAAAACAGTCAACAAAAAGGAATTATAGGAACATTAAGATCAGATGGATTTCAATGGTCAGAGACAAGAGGATTAGAAGTTACTGCTATTGGTTCAGGATTTGATAATAATGGCATAGAACAATATTATCATGGAGATACAAACGGATATATTTATCAACATGATACAGGTAATAACTTTGATGGTAGTAATATATTAGCACGTTATGAAACACCAAACTATGATTATGGTGATTTAGGAACATTAAAGACTTTACATTATGTAAGAGTCTCGGCAAGTTCAGAAGGAATTACAGAACCAGATGTTCAAGTTAGATTTGATTATGGTAATACAGATATACCACAACCACCAGATTTATTTAATCTAGGGGTTATCAATCCTCCTTCAAAGTTTGGAGATGCATTATTTAATACTAATGTATTTGGTGGTGGTGATAATCCATTAATAAGAGTTCCATTACAAGGGAGTGGAACAAGTAATAATTTTACCATTATAAGTGATGATACAAAACCACCATACACTATAAATGGTTTCTACGTAGACTACATACCTTCAGGCAGGAGATAATAAATGGCACAAACATATACACGACAGAGTTCGTTTGCAGATGGAGATACAATTACTGCTGCATTATTTAACAACGAATATAATCAGTTAGTCAACGCATTTGCATACAGTTCAAGTAGTGCTAGTTCTACAGGGCACAGACACGATGGTACAGCAGGACAAGGTGGTAATATACACACTATCGGTGACTTAGACTTTTTAAACAAGATTGTCGTAGATAGTACAAACAACAGATGGGGATTTTATGTAGAAGTCTCTTCGGCAGCAGTAGAACAAATAAGAATACAAGATGGAGCAATCGTACCAGTAACAGATAACGATATAGATTTAGGTACAAGCTCATTAGAATTTAAAGATGCCTTTTTTGATGGCACAGTTACAGTTGATGCTTTCGTAGCTGATACTGCAGATATTAATGGTGGTACAGTTGATGGTGCAACTATCGGAGCTAACTCAGCTTCTACAGGTGCATTTACTTCTGTAACGACTACAGGTAATGTTGATGTAGGTGGTAATCTTACAGTAACAGGAACAACAACTTTTAATGGTGGTACACTTACGCTTGGTGATGCTGCTGATGATAACGTAGTATTCGGTGCTGACGTTAATTCAAACATTATACCTAACACCGATAACACTTACGACCTTGGTAGTTCATCACAAGAATGGAAAGACTTATACGTTGATGGTGTAGCTTACCTAGATGGTATTAACTTCAATGGTACAGCAATTACTGCAACCGCAGCAGAACTCAATATACTTGATGGGGTTACATCGACTGCAGCAGAGTTAAATATCCTTGATGGAGTTACCTCAACTGCTGCTGAACTAAACATACTTGATGGAGTCACTGCTACTGCAGCAGAAATAAACGCACTTGATGGAATTACATCTACTGTTGCAGAATTAAATATTGTAGATGGAGGCACGTCTGCTACATCTACTACATTAGCAGATGCAGATAGAGTTGTTGTCAATGACAATGGCACTATGGTTCAAGTTGCATTAACAGACTTTGAAACATATTTTGAATCTGCACTAGATACACTAAGCAATGTTACAACTGTAGGAGCATTAAATAGTGGTTCTATTACATCTGGTTTTGGTTCTATAGACAATGGTTCATCTGCAATTACAACAACAGGTACCGTTACATACGGTAGCTTATCAGATGGCTCTATAACAATCACAGCCTTTGTAGATGAAGATGATATGTCTTCAAACTCTGCAACACTTGTACCAACACAGCAGTCTGTTAAAGCTTATGTAGATACACAACTTACAGCAGAAGATTTAGATTTAACAACTGATAGTGGTACGATAGCTATTGACTTAGATAGTGAAACATTAACTATTGGTGGTACATCCAATGAAATAGAAACATCAGCTACAGGGAATGCAGTTACAATAGGTATACCGGCTGCTGCTCAGATTACAACTTCACTTGGAGTTGGTGGTGGCTCGACAAATGGAGTACAGATTTCTCAAGGTGCTATTGCAATTAAAAATGGTGGTACACAATCTTATGTAGATTTTTATTGTGAGTCTTCAAATGCTCACTACAGTAGATTACAAGCTGCAGCACACTCAGCTTATTCTGGAAATGTTACTGTAACGTTACCTGCTACTACAGGTACATTAGCACTTACGTCAAGTGATATTACAGGTAATGCAGCAACTGCAACAGCTTTAGCAACTGCTAGAACTATTGGTGGTACAAGCTTTGATGGTACAGCTAATATCTCTGTAGGCTTGGCAGATACAGCAACAGCATTAGCTACAGCAAGAACAATACATGGTGTATCTTTTGATGGTACAGCAAACATAGATTTATCTGAAGTCGTACAAGATACTGTAGGTGCTATGTTCTCAAGTAATACTGAAACAGGTATTGCTGCAACTTATGAAGATAGTGATGGAACTATAGATTTAGTTATAGGTTCTGGTGTTATAACAAATGCAATGTTAAATGGTTCTATAGCTAATGCTAAACTTGCTAACTCTGCAATTACAGTAACTGATGGTTCTAATTCAACAGCTACTGCATTAGGTGGTACTATAACTTTTGCAGGAACTTCTAACGAAATAGACGTAGCAGAAAGTTCTGGTACAATAACATATGGATTACCAAGTAACGTAACAATTGGTAATAACTTAACAGTATCAGGAAACTTAACCGTTTCTGGTACAACCACACAAACTGGTCCAATAGTATCTGATGATAACTTTACAGGACTTACAAATGCTAACTCAGCAAACTCAACTGACTTTGGATTCTTTGGTAAATATGTAGAGTCAAGTACAACTAAATATGCAGGTTTATATTTTGATGCTTCTACAGATAATACCTTTAGATTATTTACAGATACGCAAACAGAACCTGCTGCTACTGTAGATACAACTGCTACTGGCTATGCTGCTGCGAATTTAATCACTGCAGGAATAACAGCTACAACAGGTACATTCTCAGGAGACTTAGCAGTTGATACGAATGTTTTAAAAGTTGATACTTCTAATAATAGAATAGGTGTTAATCAAGCATCTCCAGATGTTTCATTAGACTTAGGTTCTAATACAGATTCAATACACGTACCAGTAGGTACAACAGCACAAAGACCGGGAAGCCCTGCTGCAGGTTACTTTAGATATAACACTACAACAAGTAAGTTTGAAGGCTACACAACTGAATGGGGAGCTATAGCAGGTGGTGGTTCAGGTACAAACATGGATACCAACATCTTTGCAGGTGATGGTTCAGATACTACATTTACTTTAAGCACAGCACCAGATAGTGAAAATAACTTAATGGTATTTGTTGATGGTGTATTCCAAGCTCAGAATGTTTACTCAGTATCAGGAACTACACTAACCTTTGCAACTGCTCCGGCTAATGGTAGAGTTATAACAGTCTATCACAGCACAACAACTGTTGGTGGTTCTAATAACTCAATAGCTACAATGACTGGTGATGGTAGTGATACTACATTAACACTATCAGTTGCACCAGTACACGAGAACAACGTATCAGTATTCTTTGATGGTGTTTATCAAAGCAAAGCAAACTACAGTATATCTGGTACAACACTTACATTCTCTACAGCCCCTGCAAGTGGTGTAGCTGTAGAAGCTATTACAGCAACAAACACAAGTATTACAACAGCTACTCAATTAGTAGATGCTGATAGTGATACAATGATTCAGGTCGAAGAAAG